ATTATTGTTAAAAAATAATCAACCCGAACTTTCATTACAAACCTAAAAACAGAAACTATGGACGAGATCATTAAAATTACAGTTGAAACTACGGTAAGGTCGAGTTTTTCCTGCAAACGGGAACGATCCGGTGGCGGGTGATAAAAAATAAATGAGAAAAAACTTGACTTTTGCTTTTTGATGTTGTATATTTGTGGCCATGAAAGCCCCTCAATCAACATTAGGGTCGCTACCTGATAAAGATTGGGGGGCGTTTGCTTAAGCCCCGTCGGTATTATACCTTCACAACGGGGCTTTCTTATTATCTAAACACCGCCATAACAAACGCCATAAAAAAATAATCCCCTCCGATGGATCACACCTATAAAACCGCAAGGCGGGAAATCCAATGGAATATGAATAAGACCTTCCCGTTGTATATATGGGGGGATCTTCACCGGGATACTCCCTCGTGCGATATTGACCGCTTCCGATGGTTTCTGCGAAAAGCGACAAAAGACCCGGACGCTATGTATCTTGGCATGGGCGACTATCACGACTTTGCCAGCTCAAAGGAACAGAAACTTTTGCAGAACAGCGACCTGCACGATACTACCATAAAACATTTCGATCATATAGTACAGGAAAAAAACCGTAAGTTGGCGGTTGAGATCGGGCAAATGCGGGGCAAGTTACTCGGACTGATCGGCGGGAACCATACCTGGAAATTACAGAACGGCAAGTTTGCTGATGAGGATTTAGCTGAACGGATGGCAACGGATTATCTTGGATGGCTTTGTTTCTTACGATTGACCTTCAAATTTCCGGGGCGGTCGGGAAGCAATACAGAAACCCCGGTCAGCATAAATGTTGATATTGTTGCCTGTCATGGCCGGGCTGCCGGTAAACTGATCGGCACTTCCATAAACTCGGTAAATGAACTTAAAACTATATTCCCGACTGCCGACATATATATCATGGGGCACGATCACCAGCGGGGAGCATGGCCTATATCCTGTCTGATCCCGATACACCGGCACAAGGATAACATCGTCAAACTGAAAGAACACCGGCAATACTTGGTACGGTCGGGATCGTTCCTGAAAAGCTATACCGAAAATGCTGACCAATATACAACGGCACGGCTGTTGCGACCGGCTGATCTTGGAGTGGTAAAGTTGCTGATTTCATTCCATCGGGAAAAGAAGAATAATCAAGATTACATTGTAACTGATATAGAAAGTGTAGTGTGATGGGCATAACAATAGAACACGCAATAAGGATTTATTTTGAAACGGTTGCCGATACACAGGTATTTGCACGGCTACTGAAAAAATTATGTTCCGTACCCGCATCGGTTGGAATGAGTACGGCGGATTTTGATGGTGATGACGTAAAACTTATGACGGCAATTTGTTATCAGATCAAAACCGGCAGTTTCTTTGAGCTGAACAGCGAGGACGAGGGTATCCGGCTGGCAGGGATAATCCAACGAGTAAAGACTAAAAAACCGCCGGTTGGATTCACAAAAAAAGACCTGAACCCGGCAGAGTGGGAGATCGTCAATGATTTTTACAGTAAAATAATGCAAAACGAGGAGGAATAGAATTATTATTGTGAAATAATGGGGAATGTAACTTACAAGAATCAACCCGCTATTGACAAAACAAAGGGCAATATACCACTTGCGGGGACAAGTCATATTTATAGGGTGCGGAAGAAACTTTGGAACGATAGTATTGAAGATGTTTTGCAGGGGTTATTTATTGGCAGAACATTACACGTATGTTGTGGTAAGTCATTGATTGGTGATGTGCGTTTAGATACTGATGCTGAAAATAACCCGGATATACTTTGCGATGCTTCAAATATGAAAGACTTTGTAAGAGATAACGAATTTGAAACAGTAATTTGCGATCCCCCCTACAATGGTAAATTTCAATGGAACCACGACCTACTTACCGAACTTGCAAGAGTGGCAAGCAAAAGAATTATTTTCCAGCATTGGTTTATCCCGGCAAATCCAACGGGAACGTATAAAAAGGCACAAGAAAAATTTATTCTAACAGACGTTTTGGTGTGGCAACCTAAGACATACTTTGGTAGGGTGCAGATTGTTTCGGTTTTTGATAAGATAATGCAGAACGAAGAAGAATAAAACTATTAAAAACAGACAAAATGAAAGAATTTTTAATTTCGGCAAAAGTAACAATAAGTGTTTATACAAAAGTGGAAGCCGAAACACTTGAAGAAGCTATCGAAATTGCAGTGGATAGAATCCCGATGTCAATTATTCCAGACGGCGTGGATAATGAAAATGAAAATTGGATGGTTGATGAAATAGATGGGATTCCCTTTGATTTACACGAAGTATAATGACCCGCCGGAGAAAGAAGCGAAATAACATATCCGTAATGCAGCGGATCGAGTGCTTTTTGAATTGGCTAAAACAAATCCAATATGAAAATAAGCGATAACGGGATTGACCTGATAAAACATTACGAGGGATTTCGGGCAGAGGCCTACAAGGATTCTGTCGGGATATGGACAATCGGCTACGGCAGCACACGGCATAAGGACTTGACACCGGTTACAACCGGAGAAAAAATAAATGAGCAGGACGCTCTTGAACTGCTGTTATGGTATTGCGATGTACGGGAGCGGGTAATGCTGCAAATAATCAAGCAACCCCTGACGCAAAACCAATGGGATGCACTTTACTCTTTTATATACAATGCCGGGATGAAGGCATTTGAAAAAAGTACCCTGCTGAAAAAGATAAACAACAACCCGGATGATCCGCTTATTGCCGGGGAGTTCAACAGGTGGATCTTTGCCGGGGATAAAAAACTGCCGGGGCTGGTTGCCCGCCGGAAATCCGAGAGCTGGCTGTACTTTAACAATGAACTGAAATTTGATTTGTAATGAAGCGTATCCGTGAAAATCAAATAGAATGGTATCACGAAATTTCGCACGAAAGACTGAAAAAAACGAAGATGCGGAACAAGGTACACAAAAGTAAAAAGGACTTCAAGCGGAACAAGCGGGTAAAGGATATTGAATTTGATGATGAATAGAAACAATTAAAACCAAAGACTATTACATTTAATGATTGAAATTAACAAAATATACAATGAGAACTGCTTGGACACAATGAAACGGATGCCCGATAATTTCGTTGATTTGACGGTTACTTCACCGCCTTATGATAATTTAAGGGATTACAAAGGATATATATTCCCATTTGAAGATATTGCGAGGGAATTGTACCGGATAACAAAACAAGGCGGGATCGTTGTTTGGGTAGTTGCCGATGGGACTGTTAATGGTTCAAGAACAGGCACAAGTTTTAGGCAGGCACTTTATTTTATTGAAATTGGATTTAATTTACACCAACGACTATTTTATGAAAAATCAGGCCCACCCCCCGATCCAACAAGATACGAGGAAACGATTGAAGAAATGTTTGTATTTAGTAAGGGCAAACCTAAAACGATTAATTTGATTAGGGACAAAAAAAATAGATGGGCCGGTGTGATGCCCTTTGGACACAGAACCATAAGAGAGAAGGATGGTTCGTTGTCCCCCAAACCCATAAGGGTGATAAATGAATACAGTAAACGGACTTCTGTTTGGAGGTATGCAACAGGACATAATCATAGTTGCGAAGATGATTGTGCCTTTGAACACCCGGCTATATTTCCGGAATTACTTGCCGGGGACCATATAATAAGTTGGAGTAATGAAGGTGATTTAGTTTACGACCCGTTTATGGGTAGCGGGACAACGGCGAAGATGGCACATAAATTAAAACGTAATTGGATCGGGAGCGAGATTAGTAAGAAATATGTTGAGCTTGCCGAAAAAAGGATAGCACCTTATTTGGCACAAAAATCATTATTTTAATTAAAACCAAAGACTATGACATTCTGGAACTTTTTAAGATCGGACAGACCGGAATCCTCTTTGAGGGTTAATCTGTTCATTATTACTTTGCCGATTGGGGGCACGATTGGGGCTATCGCTTTTCATATCATTTGGAGAACGGTTTTCCCGGTATTTTTATCATATCAAGGTTCGATGCAGATTGTAACACAACTTGAAATATCTTGGTCGGCTCTTGGACTTTTTATCGGGGCTGTCCTTGCGGGATATTTTACTTTGCTTTATGGTAAGAAAATAAACAAAGACGCTGAAACGAATCAGGGTACGAAAGAAACAAACAATTCAAAAACCCCTACAACATGAAAAAAATTAAAACAAAATTTAACACGCTTTCGGTAGGCGAAAGACGCTGGACCCCCCTGATATTGATTATCGTTTTGGGGATATTGATTTACCTGATATGCACTTTTACCGGGTGCAAACCGACAAAGGTAATTGTTGAACGGCGGGATACCATCCGTGAATCCGTAATCGAGTACATCCCACGAGATACCACTTTCATATTGCCGATGGACAGCAGTTCCCTGAAAGCCCTGATCGAATGCCGGGGCAACGTGGCATATTTGACGGGGATTATCAATTACAAGCCCGGACAGAACATCAAGCCCCCGGCGGTATCAATCCAGCAGAACGTATTATCTGTTGAGTGCAAAATTGACAGCATTAAAGTTGTAAAGGCGTGGAACGAAAAGCACGTAACGACAGCCGAGCGGACTAATACCGTTGTAGTCAAAAAGGAGAACTACCTGACCGGGTGGCAGTGGTTTCAGCTTTGGACGGGCAGGATATTAGGCGGGATCGTTTTGCTTGTCGTTATCTTTTGGATTTTGAAAAAGTATCTTAAATTACAGATACCGTTATTAAAGTAAAGTTAATTACAGTTGCCGTTATTTAAGTTTTCGGGGGGATTTATTAAATAATTTAAGCCATGTTAATAAGAGATCATTTTCAGAATTTCAGATCGTATCATTTGCCGAAGGCACAATTAATAATTGCTGACGTACCGTACAATTTGGGTAATTATGCCTATGCCTCAAATCCGGCCTGGTATAAAGACGGTGATAATTCTAAGGGGGAAAGCGAATTGGCCGGGAAATCTTTTTTTGATACGGATGAGGATTTTCGACCAGCTGAATTTATGCATTTTTGTAGCTCGATGTTAATTCCCGAACCGCCGGGGAAAAAGGAGGCCCCCTGTATGGTTTTGTTCTGTGAATTTGAACAGCAGTTTTATTATATCGAGTTGGCGAGAAAATACGGGTTGAATAATTATATAAATTTGGTGTTCAGGAAAAACTTTTCCGCTCAGGTTCTAAAAGCAAATATGAAAATTGTCGGTAATTGCGAATATGGTTTAGTTTTATATCGGAACAAACTGCCCAAATTCCGAAATGATGGGAAGATGATTTTTAATTGTATCGAATGGCCGAGAGAAGAAAATACTGTCGAGAAATTACACCCCACGCAAAAGCCCCTTAAACTTTTGGAATATTTAATCAGTATTTTTACGGACAAGGGTGATGTGGTAATTGACCCGGTTGCGGGCAGCGGTTCGACTTTAATAGCTGCCGATAATTTAGAACGGAGATCACACGGGTTTGAAATTAAAAAGAATTTTTACGAGTTAGCCCAGAAATGGATTAACGATAATAAATTAAAACGGGCGGAGATTAAAGAATTTGGATTCGCTAAAACGGAAATAGCAAAGAGTTACCCGATTCTTTTTTGACATCGCAAAATGCGACCTCAAAGATGAAAATAATTAAACGCATAGCCGGGTTTTTAGCAACGGTGCTATTTGTTATCGCCTCGCCGTTCATTTTCTTTCTGTTCCTAATAATGTTGCTGTTTTCGTTTGCCGAAATAGAAAAGAAATGGTAACTAAGGGGTGCTTGTTACTATCTTTGGCTTTATGCTCAACCGGATAGACGATATTTACAAACAATATATAATATCAAACACTATCAATCAAGAACAAAACGACCGGTTAAAGCGGATCGAGGACTGGCTTGATAGCTTCCGTAGTTACTATTTTCGGGCGGAGAAAGATACGGTAAAATGATTGCGTAAATTATCGCAACATATTGCGTAAAATAAAATCGTGCCAAAGTGTTAAATTTACTGAACTTTATTTTACAAATATTTTCGGTTATCTATTGACTTTCGCTTTTTGCCGTTGTATATTTGCTATGTAATTAATCCTAAAAGCCAAAGCCATGAAAACAACAGAAACAAGAATAATAATTGTTCGGCTCGATGCCGAAAAAACAAAACAATCTAGTGACCCGATGGAGGAAATTTACTTTCTTCCACAAGGATATTTCCCAAAACACGGCTATCCGGAAGCCCAGCTGTTCCATCAGCATCTTGCTTCTGATGCTTTAGAAAGGTTATATACAGAAGCACAACAAGAGAACTCCGGAGTATGTACTCCGGAGGAGTTTGTTTATTTTCTCATTGGGCTTGCCGAAGAAGGCGATCCCAAGTTGATGCCTTTTGTACAAGAATTAAAAGAAGAATTTTACGATAAGTTTGAAAAATGTCAACTTATCAATGAGCAAGGACGCTTTCTTGCAGAAGGATATATCCCGAAGGAGGGTGAATGTGTTTTTAACAAAACACCCCATCCTATCATTATTTTGGATAACGAGCACAGAACAATAAAAACTTACCCAAAATCCGATGACCCTATCCGGTTGTCGGCCGAAACAGTCCGGGCAGATTCCTTGCCGGACGGAACCCCAACATCCAAAACCGTATTCGGAGAACCATACGGATTACCGCCCTTTGAAAGAGGCAAGTTCTATATTGTTTCTCAATTAATCAAATCCGCCATACCTGAACGAACCGATCTGCTTGTGCCGGCTGAGGTGGTGCGGGATGACAAGGGGAATATTATGGGGTGTAAATCCCTCGGCTT